CATTATACCTGTGAGTGAGACACCAAGTAGTCTCTCTTCTTCACAGTTTATTTTCCACTTGTTAGTTAGGTACCTGAAACTTGTTAGGGTAGACTGCCATGTACCTAATATTGTTGCAAGTTCTACCTTCTTTAGTAAGGAAGTTGGTGTGTCATCACTCCTAACTACTGCCTCAGTTAAGTTACAGAACTCACGTGGTCTCAGGATTATCTCTGAACATGGATTAGTACCAAAGTCATCTCTCTCTTCTCTCCTGTCTCCTTTAAGTGGATTCTTTATGTCAACATTTAAACTATTAACATGCTTCTTAGCATTAGCACTACTGAATATACCACGTTCACCAGACTTAGAGTTGTACAGAGCTTGCCATTCCTTTAGAAATGTTCCCACATCTGGATTACCGTGATAATTAGCAGAGTTATTAGCAAGAGCACGTTGGGATTGTCTACCCCACCACTCTCCTGATTTACAGGTACGCATCTGTTCATCACCTACATCACTTAAGGATAACAAAGCACTCCTTCGTACACCCCCCACTACAACAACCTCTGCTGTCTTACATACTAAGTCGTGACATTGTAATGGTGTAAGTTTAGTTGATGGTGACTCTTTAAATGTACGTACCGCAAACTTAAATAAATCCTCTAAGGGTTCAGGCCCACTAGCTCTACCACCAAAGGTTTTCAAAGGTGAACCTGCTTCCCTAACCGCACTCATGTCCCACTTAGGAATTAGACCTGAGTATAGGAGAGAGATTAGTTCTCGGAATGCTTTTGCCCATCCTAACTTAGAGTCTCTAACAACTATAACTGTGTCAGTCTCATGCAATGTCTCAGGTACAAATGGTAACAAGCTCGTGTACTTGTATTCAACTGAGAACCCAACACCAGTACCGTTCATGAGAACGTACAGTAACTCATCAAAGGATCTTGGTGAGTCAATGGGTAGGTAAGCACAGTTGTAACCAGCCACGTTCTCTTTATCTAGTGCATCACCTGCGGTCATTAAGCACCTCATTGACGGCATAATTTGCAGGGAATAAACTGCACTCTTTAGTATACTCTCTAACTTCTTGTCTACTGTGTAACCATAGTTCTCTTTGAGATGTCCTCTAAAGAACTTGAAGTACCTGTCTACTGTTTCTTCCCATGTCTCTCTTCTTTTCTTTTCGTAGTCCCAACGTGAGTATCTTGAGAGGTGAATATACTGTTGGTACTGTGTTGGTAATGTGTTACTCATGCTTTTTCTACCTCTCGTTCAATAAGTTTTTCTAAGTAAGTTCTTGCTTTAAGTAAGTCATTTACTCCACTTTTATGTGGGTAACGAGTAATGTATTTAATTATGTTTCCCTCTAGGAAGTCTAACTCATTAGCAGTTATGTATTCAAGTGGTGTAATACCTAACCCCTCGTAATGTTTAGGACTAGTTACTTCCTCATTCTCATGTAACCAGCGTATGTTATCTTGGTCATTGATACCTCCAATACCAACCTCTACATACGATTGTGATTGTGCATCCCATTGTTGACATTCCTTGGTAGGTCTCAGGATATTTTTAATATTATCTTGGTCATCTCTTCCGAACCCATCGTTTTTTCCTTCATCTTCAAGTACAACTGGTGCAGACATTGGCATCTTAGTTGCCCCTGAACTGTCTAAGGGATGTTGTAAACTCTTGTCAACATATTCTCTCCATTGATTCTTCTGTTTCTGAGACTTCTTTCTCTCTATCTCATCTGTATCATAGTTAGTCATTTCATTTCCCTGTTTGTGGTTCCCAAAGTGAAGGGTACTTATCTATCCCATTAAACTGCTCCCTTTGTAGTATGTATGCCATCCGAGCTTGAGTAACAATATCTTCTTTAGAATATCCTTTATCCTCGTAGGTCTTTAATACTCCTGCCCATCTGTCTTTACCTTTCTTATCAATATCATCCAGTATTCTTGTGGCAGAAACCTTACCTATTCCAGCACATCCAGAGTAACCATCTACAGAGTCTCCTGTTAATGTTTGCATTAAAAAGTTTCTCTCTGCCAAACTCTCACTTAAGTCATATACCTGTTCCGTTTGGAAGTCCCAATGTTTACCGGGAATTGTGAGTAGGTCTTTGTCTGCTGATACTATGCAAGTGTTTTCAGGACTCTGTGTACATAATATACCAAGAAGATCATCTGCTTCTAACCACTTAGACATAGTAGACTTATACTTTTCTGATATATATTCTCTAGAAGGTATGTAACACACAGGTTTTCTTGTGCCTACCCTTTTAGATTTGTACTCTGGATTAATGTCTTTTCTAAAGTTTAAGTGTGAACTCAAGCAGACCATAACTGAGTCTGCATCTGCTTTCTCTTGTAACTCTTTTATTTCTTTGTCGATAAGTCTCTTTACATCCTTAAAGTCACAATGTAATGTCCAAATATCATCACCCCAATCAACTTCTTTTTCAACAACAAGACAACTTTTATATACTAAGATGTCTCCGTCTATAAGTAATTGCATACTACCCCTTATTTTAGTGTGTCTCAGCCCAATTAGAGCCAAAGTTATACTCTCCTGTTAGTGGAACTTTCAAGCTTAAAAGTTTTCCTGCTTTAGTTATTGAATCAATAGCTATTTTACCTACCTCATCTTCAATACCTTTTCTAACAAGGACTTGAATCTCATCATGAACAAAAGCAACCTGTTCATAGTCCTGTCCCTCTTTAAATCCCTCTTCCTCCATACACTTATGAAACTCTACCACCCACTTCTTACATATAATAGCACCTGCGGATTGGCATAGTGAATTAAGTGAGGAGTGTACAGACCTGACTGGTACTTTTCTACCATCAAGACCAAACAGGAATCCTCTTTCAGCTTTGCTGAACACCTTTTGTCTTAGTTTTTTGAATGCTGGAACTTTCTTAAAAAATAAGTCCTTAAGTTTCTTACCTTCTCTTGCATTCTTACCAACAATCTGTCCAAGCTTGGCATCTCCAGCACCATAAAGTAGTCCGTAAATAAAAGTTTTAGCTTGATCTCTAGTAGGCAGGTTAGTAGCCACCCTGTTAGCTTCGTGTACATCTCCTTCAATAACAGTTTTAGCATAATCACCGCCATCAAAGGTTGCAAGATAATGAGACACAACCCTAATCTCAAGACCTGAAACGTCACAACCGAGTAAGCTAAAACCTTTTGGTGCATAAAATAGTTCTCTACATTCTTTTCCATAGAATCCTTTGACACTAGGTACTTGACCGATGTTAGGGTGTGAATGAGAACATCTACTTGAGACTGAACCCATTGTATTAACTGATCCATGTATTTTACCATCCTTCTCATGATATAACCAAGCATGTTTCCCCTCTGATAGTTGAGCTATTAGTTTGTTGACTCTAAATGCTTCTGCCATTAGTTGGGCTTCTGGATAAGGTAGCTCCGATAGTACAGTCTCATCTATCTTTGGTTCCTCTGTAGGAGTGAACTTCTCAGGTTCCCAACCATGAATATCGTGTAGTCTCTTTGCTATGTGTCTACGAGAGTTTGGATTAAACTCTATCACCCTCTCCTTTATAAAGGGAACTCCTTTAACGTATCCTCTAGCTTTGTTATTAACTTTTGGAACAAATGTTTCTGTTTCTGTCCAGTTTCCAAATGCTTTCTTAAGTTCCTTCTGAAGTATATTTCTTTTCTCAGCTAGGATTGCATACAATCTGGATGCCTTTCTAGTATCAAAAGGAAATCCATTCTCTGTTTGTTTCAGACAAATCTTATGGATGTCATGTTCTAGCCGGATTGACTCTTTAGAGAAGTTTGCTTCAGTCAGCTTACGATAAAGCATGTGATTAAGCTCAACATCATTCTCGCAGTACATAACCATCTCATCACTAAACTCCTCAAAGTCTGTAAAGTCTCCCTTCTCAAGCCCCAATCTCTGACCCCAAGATTTAAGAGAGTGTCTTCCATACATATCCTTACTAATAGATCCTTTCTTTGCATCTCTGACTGCCCTGTCAGGATAGATTAGTTTGGACATGACTAGTGTGTCCACCACTTCTTGATTTGAGTCTGGCTCCCATTTGAAAAACTTTTTCAGGATAGGAAGGTCAAAGGATATAATGTTGTGACCTATAATCTGGTTGAAATTTTTTATGAAAAATAGTCCGTGTTCTACTTCATCTCCTATAAAAGAGAATAGCCTATCTTCTTCTATGTCGTACACAACTAAACAATGTACTTTAGTGAATTCTTCTATCAGTCCATCTGTTTCAATATCAAATACGCAGCTTTTCATAGTTCCCCTTAATTAAAAATTAGTACTTTCTCCTGTCCACTCTTGTTCGCCTTCATTCTCAAAAGGAAGGTCATCTTCTTCATATAGTATTTCAGTTAGTCTACCTGTTTCGTGATTATAGTCCAAACTACAGGCAATACCAGTTTCTCCTGTCCACCTATTCTTCAGTACTCTTACTGTAGTACGATCTGGGTCTTCACCTTGTTGATCTCGTTCACAACCTATAACTATATCAGATAGTTGTCCTATTGATGCTGATCCTCTTAATTGGGCCATACTAGTCTGTGCTCCATCTTCATGTCCTTTGTTACCTTGTGGTCTCTTAAGATGTGACACAAGTATAAGTCCACAGTTTACCTCTTCTACTAAACCTCTGAGTTTAGTCATCAGGTTATCAATAGTTCTTCTCTCGTCACCCTCTTCAAGACCTGATATTACGATAGATATGTGATCCAGTATAATGAAGCCACATCCACATGCAGTCACCATGTATCGTATCTTATTTAAGAGGTTGTCTCCTTCAAGTGAACCCCAATGGTCATACATGTAGATTCTACCTGTGTTTAAGGTATTGTCAAAGGCTTCCTTAAACTCCTCATCTGTGACCTCAACTGTACCTAAATGTAGTGGCTTATTTAGGTGTATGCCCATGAATCCTAATCCAGTACGTTTGTTGGACTCTTCTAATGCAATGTAACCTATTGTTTCTTCTTGATTCAACATGTGATTGGCAATCTCACGACAAACTTGTGATTTACCTATTCCTGCTCCTGCTGTAATCGTGACTATCTCTCCCCTTCGTATTCCAAGAGTCATTTTATTTACTCCTTCATACGGATATTCACAGGAAGACATGGAATCCTCTGCACTAACAATATCCCATAGGTCTTTACCATTTATAATGCCGTCTGGTCGATAGACTTGTGCTTGCCAGATACAGTCAACTAATTCCTTTACTCTTCCACTCTTGAGCATATCATTTGCATCCTTTAGTGGTAACTTTGCTATCTTTGCTTTTCCCGGTGGTAAAACTTGAGCACATTCTCTAGATGCTTTAATACCTGCTTCATCGCTATCAAAACAGAATATGACCTCATCGTACCCATTGAGTAGTTCTATGCTCTTACGTACCGCTTTTGAAGCTCCTGCTGACCCACTTGGAATAGAATATACAGGCCACCTGTTACCTTGAGACTGAGAAACGGATAATGCATCAATTTCTCCTTCGCAGACTATTGCTTTCTTACCTTTTCCTGACCAGAGGTGTTGACCATATAATCCAGCCTCCTTTATGTCACCTCTAACGTGGAAGTCTTTATTTTTAAAGCGAATCTTTTGTGCAATGCGAGTTCCACTAGAATCTTTGTAGTTTGCAACTTGAACTGGTTGTCCTGCAACCTCACCTACTCTGTAGTCCCATTTTCTACAAGTCTCTTCTGTTATTCCTCTAGCACTAAGATTTGCTATCTCTCCTTCAACAAAATCCATATTCTTATCCCCTTTCTTTATTACTACTTTCTGTTCTTCTCCTGTGTTTTCTCTATGTTCACACCCAAAGCAATAAGCATGACCATCACTATAACGTGCTAAGTTATCACGAGACCCACACTTAGGACATGGTTCATGTTGTATGAATTCACTTTCCTCATTTGTGTGATCCATTAGTACCCCAACAT